TGGCGGTTTGTTCTTCGGTACCGCCTTCAACGCCTGATACAGCTTGCCGTCGGCGCCCAGCACGCCCTGGTTAATGCTGTAGGCCTTGTCCTTGTTGTACGGCAGCGAGCCGGCCAGCACAGACACGCTGTTGATCTGCTGCTGCAGGTCTGCCTTGGCAGCATCGACTTCCTGATCAACTGCGGCAATCTGCTCTCCGAGTGCAGTTTTGGCGAGCTCGACCTCCTGGTCTACCGCATTGATCTGCAGCTGCAACTCATCCCGCGCCGCCGTCACCGAGTCATTGACCGACTGGATTGATGAATTGACCTCGGCAATCTGCTCGTTGAGCTCGTTGCGGACCTCACCAACGCGTTCATTAACCGAGCCGGGTCCATTCTTGTCGACCAGGTCGATACGGCTGGTCAGTTCTTTGCCCAGTTCGCTCTCGGTGATCTGATCCTTAATCTGCTCAAGAATCGCTCCAGCGTCTGCGCTGGCCATCCCGGCAACCACCGTCGGTGCTACCGGGAAGAATGGGCCAAGGTTACCGGAACGATCGACCAGGCGAGCCCAGAAATAGAACTGTTGGCCCGCGCGCAAGCCCTGCATGACGTACTCGTTCTGCGGGTAGGCCAGGTCGGCCAGCTTGGTGGCCTGGTCCAAGTCTGTACCTTCGCTGTACCACAACTCGGTACGCTGGGTGTCACTGGAGCCAGCAGGGAAGCCCCACTTGATGCCGATGCCGAACAGCAGGCTTTCGGTATCCAGAAAGGTAACGGCCGGCGGCAGGCCTTCCTTGCCATTCAGCTGAGTCAGGGTCGAGCTTTTCCAGATCGACGTAATCTCGAACGAGCTCACAGCGCGTACGCGTGCAAGGTAGGCACCCGCGTAAATGCCGACCACGTCTACCGATGTTGCGCCGGTGCGCTGCAGACGAACCCAGTTGCCGTTGTCCTTGCGCCACTCCACGTCATAGGCGACAGCGCCCTCCACCGCCGGCCAGGCGATAGTCATCGTGCTGACCGCGATACCCTGGTCGATCATGTGGGCGGAAGACAAGGTCACGCTTGCGGGGGGCTGCACGGTGGTCACCGGAATAACGCTGATCGGACGCTCGTCCAGCTTGGCACCGGTATCGATCGCAGCGAATTTGCTCGGGTTGAACTCGAGCGCGGTGATCTCGTACTCGCCCTCTTGGGTGCGCGTTGTTTTCAGCACCCGGAACAGCTGCACCGCCAAGTCGTGGTAATCGATTGCCCACTGCAGTTCCGGCTCGGGCTGCACGCCATACGCGGTGGTTACCGTCACCGCGCGGCCGGCGACCGACTGCACCGTGCGTGCCTGGGCGGTGCCGTTCGGCAGGTTCAAAATCAGCCGGTCGCCAGCCTTGATCGGTGTGTCACGGTCCAAGGTCACAATGCGGCCGGCAGCCGCCGAAATCCGGCCGCCGTTTGGACGGCCCGCAACCAGCTCGTCTGCGACGGGAATGACGTAGCCAGGTAGCGGAATGCGCCCTTCCATGCCAGTCTTGAAAGTGACGGTGCGGTCCTGGCTGTTACTCAGCAGCGCCCACTTGCCGCGTCGCTGTGCCTCGGATGCACGGGTGCAGCCGATGGCTGAAATCTCCACCGGACGGTCCCGGTACCGGCGCTGGAGAGCGTTGTCGGTGACCGGGATAACATCGGTGTCATAGTTGTTGGCCGGGTTGTCGTAGCTGACCAGAGCCCGGCTGTAGTGCGTGTTACGCTCGGCACCGCCGTAAACGAACTCACCGTCGATGACGTTGGCCCGGGTGAACACGTAGTCGATATCCTGGGCGCGCGGCATGTCTGCCTGCATGAACAGCGAGCCGTGGGCCCAGTACACCATGCCACGGTAAATCGCCGAGAGGTCGCGCAGCAAGGTCCAGGCTTCGGCGCGGCCCTGAAGGTTCATATCGCACAGGAAACGCGGCTCCTGACCGCCCTGCCCATTCGGCACCTGCTGGTCGCAGTACTGGGCGATGCGGTACATCTCCCACTTATCGACCATCCACGACTTGATGCGCTTGCCCAAGCCAAAACGGTCCTCGACGCACAGACCGTAGGTCACAAACGCCGGGTTGTTGGTCCAGGCCTGCTTGAAGGTGCCGTCCCATACGCCGGTATAGGTGCGCGCAACGGGATCGTAGTTGGTCGGCACCGGCCAGCGCTTGGCCTTGCACTTCACGGTTACCGCAGGGATGTTCTGGAATTGCTGGGCGTCGAACTCGATGTATAGCAGCGCAGTATTCGGGTAGCGCAGTTTCTGGTCGATGATCTCGGTGTAGCCAGCGATGGTCATCGTGTCGGCCACGGTGCCGCTGTTGGCATTCGGAGTGATACGGCGCACGCGCAGCATCCAGCCGGAGGTTGCCTTGGGCAGGTTCACGCGCACCGAGCGCTGGTAGCCGTTGGTGGTCTTGCCGTCCACCGCCCCCAGGTGCGCCTCGACGTAGGCGCCACCATCGGTGGCTATATCGATGGCGTACTCAATGCGGTAACCGTTGGTATTGCCACTGCTGTCCTGCTGCGCCAGGCGCGGCCAGGCCATTCGCACGCGCACGGCTGAGAGCTGAATGTTGCTTAGGGCACGGGTAAATGGATTGTCGCTGCGCAGTTCGACATTGACGGTGGTCTCGTTTTCGATCGCAGGGATCCCCTGGATGTAGTCCTGCTCCACCGAGCCTGGGCGCCACTCCCACCGCACCCCGGGAAAATTCACGCTGCCACTGGCATCCATGATGGGGGTGTTGTCGATGTAGATGTCGTGGTTGGTCGGCTCCTCGTCAAACTCGCCCTCGCCTACGGCAAGCAGGATGCTGGCAATGTTGGTCGACTGTAGGCTGTCCGGTGCCTCGACTGGCGTTTTTGGTTTGCTGCTGCCGCCTTTTGCGCCAGCAATGTCTAGCTGCTGTGCTGCGTCCATGCTTTCCTCCGAGCATAAAAACCGCCCGAAGGCGGAGAGTGTAGAATCAGTAGAGGCAACCATCTTTTAATAAGACGAAAAACCGAGATGCGCTTAAAATTAAAACTCCCTCAGCTTCAAATAACCAAAAAACCTACAATCGAGATATGCGCCATAATCATCTCGTTACTAGCACTTTTCACCACCACCCACCAATCCTACTTAACGAGAATCCATAACTTTAAAAGTGTAGAACCACGAATTAACGCCTATCGAACTCTTGACGAAAACTATCGCATAGTTATTTTCAATAATGGATTAGGCCCTGCCTTCATTGAAGACATCACATACTTCGTCAAAGGAAAAAAAATAAAATCCACCACAATTGTTCCCGCGCTCACTCAATTAGGAATAGACAGCATGTGCTATAAGTTCGGTGCTCCGCGCCGTGGCGACTCATTCAAAACACAAGAAGAAATAGATCTTGTAAAATTTCGAAACGATGAGAAATGCGCCATCGCTAAAACCATCTTTTCTTTCCTGAGCCCAGAAGACTTAGATTTGGAAATTGAATTCAAGTCAATCTATGACGAGCAATTTGTGTACCGATACTCACTAAACAAGCAAACACCCATATGACTATGCCTTGTCCTCGGCGCGTATTGACGCGGAGATAACCGCCCCACCCCAGCGGCGCTCGCCGATGCAGATCGGTACAGGGTTGCCACTGGCGGTGGTGTTTTTGGCGCTGCCGAATGCGTAGGACGGCAGGTTTTCAGGAGCAGCGCTCTGGGAAAGTCCCTTGGCCTGGGGGCTGAGCATCTGGATGACTCCGCCCAAGGCCAGCGATGCACCGAGAGACTGCCCCCACCCTTGCATCCCAGGAACGAAAAAAGACGCAACAAAGATTATGGTACCAATGATCGTCTGAAGAAGACCTCCGCGCTTGCTCCCGCCAATGACAGGAACGATGCGAATCTCTCTGGTCCCACGGTGCCCCAGGTCATCGGCGCCCACGTTTCTTCGGTTGCGGAAGACGGCAAAGCGCATTCCCTGAGCATCAAGCCGTCTGATTTCCTCCACAAATCCGGGAAGAGTTACGCGCAACGCTTTGAATGCCTCCCAGCCCTCTCCACTATCCAACTGGCGGCAATGCGCCCGGCCAAATTTCTGGGCCAGCGAGCCGGAAAGTTTGATCGTTGTCATCTGCTCGTAATGCGCCACCGTTGCAGCCATACTTTCCTCCAAGCAATAAAAAACCGCCCGAAGGCGGTTGATAGACGGTGCTACTTCAAAGGCAGGATTTTACTGCGCCCTCTATCGCGGAACGCCCAACACCAGGCATCCATGGAACCCGTTGGTAAAACACGACCAAACTACCTGTGTCTGTCTTCGAGACCTCAAGTAGTTCGTCTGTCAGGTTCATCGCAGCGATGACAAGACGGTAGCCATTCAGATGTTCTGACATGGTCGCTTCAGATCGAGCATCCTGCCACTGAGGGAACACACATAGCGCGTAGTCCTTGGGTGATTTCTTGGTAACGGCTTTGGTCGTTGGGGAGTTGCCTTTCAGGTCGCTAGGCGACACGCATCCCACCAGCAACGCCAGTCCCACTGCACAGATGAGAGTTCGCGTGATCATAGTCCCCCCTCGGAGTGGCGTACCATAGCTTAAGTGGCATCTACATCACCATGTCTAAAATTCGGGACTCTAGAGTGCCCCTTGCGTAACACGTCAAGTCTGGGGATGCGTATGGACTCTTGGTCAAGAAGTCGATCGTCGTAGGATTTACTGCCGCCGTTGAACCGTCGAGACCAAAGATTTTTGCGTTGACGGTAAAGACGTACTTGGTATTAACCGAGATATCTGTCCCGCCTTTCCCTGGAGCGACGTAGATATTTACGCGCCCTTCAAGCTTCGTTTCTCGGCTGACATTGAACGCAGCATTTTGGTGTGTCATCGCAAATTTCGACGAATCTGCCGTTACGTAATTATAAACTTGCTCCCCTCTCGCGTTGTTAAACTTTCGTGAAGTGGACCCGCAATCCACATATTCAGAAGGCCGCGAAGTTGAAAAGCTGACGTTAATCAGCCGAGAGCTTTTATCAATATTATTGATAACGAAGAAGTCCGAGCTGAGCTGGCGGACGAGATCGTCCCAAGACTTTTCGAAGTCCGTAGAAACGCTTCTAGTGTTGGCGACTGCTATTGGCGTTGGGGGCCTGTAGTCCATTGAGGATGTTGCGCAGCCAGCCAGAGTGCCAACAACCAAGACCAAAACTACCTTTTTATACATGCCACGCTCCTTAAATGAGCGCGAAAAAATATCATAGAGCCATGGATCCGCGATAGCACAATGATGGCCATAGTATTTCAGGTCCGTGACCGTCTCGTCGAGCCGACAGGTAGCGTTTAGCACCTTCTCATCACCGCCTCACTTCGCACCCTGATGGCGTAACACAAGGCGCGTCCGGTCAAGCCAGGGACCGCCAAATACCACGATTTCAGATGGCCGTCCCAAAAGATGGTGCAGCATGAAAGGTCCAGGCCCCAAGAATTGGCCATTCTCTCCAGGTAGCTTGGCATCTACGTCCAGGTAAATGCCTGCGTGGTTCGGGTGGGAGGTGCGGCCCACGGCCATCACGATCATGTCGCCGCGTTGAGGCTGGCTGACCTGGTAGAACCCAGCAGCCTCATAGGCTTGCTCGTACAGACTCGGGCCGTCTGCCTTTTCCCACCAGCCCTCATCCCGGGCGTAGGTCGGAAACTCCAGCCCCCACTCCCGCATGTACCAGTCCGCACACACCTGCCAGCAGTCCCAGGCACCGTGCACAAATGGCCGTCCCAGCAGCGACGTATGACCGGTTGGCGTGATGGTGCGCAGATCACCTTCAGGCCATGACAGGATGTGCCACCGCAAGCCGGTGGCCTCACACATGGCCAGGTCACGCGGTGAAGGTCTGCTGGTGGCGTCCGGATGTGAGTGCACGATGCCGATCACCTCGCCCTTGTCCTCGGCCGCCGCGTAGTCTTCCGGCGAGATACGAAACTCCTCGGCGGGATCGGTCGCGGTGTTACCGCACGGGATGTAGCGGAGGGAGCGGCCGACGGCGATGATCAGCCCGCAGCACTCGCGTGGGTATTCTGCCGCAGCGTGCGCTTGCACGGAGGCGAGGATGTGTTTGCGCATGATCAACTCCGTGCGATCAGGGATACAGCTGGGAAGCCGCCAAACGGCAGTTGGTTGCCCTGCCCGTGGCGAACAGTGCACCCCGAGTCGAGGCAGCCATTGCACTGGTCCTCGACCGGGTCGTCGGTGGGATTACCGTCAAGGTCGAAGTAAGGGCCTGTGTAGCCGCAGTTCGGGCCACGATAGCCGGCGGTCATTGCCCAGTGGCACAGCTGGGTCATCTGCCGGCCAATCGTTTCCCCGCCGACATCCCCGGGACTGGCAAGCTCCCAAGCCACTGTGGTGCCGTTCTCGGACACCTTCTGATCGATATACCAAACCTCGATCGCTTCCTCTGTTGGATCGGCCTCCGGGTTACCCGATGGGAAGTTTGCCGCGTCCAGGTAGCGCGCCATGGTGTGGCGAATGGTCAGCTTGAACTCGAGCAGGTTGTCAAAGGCCAGGCACAGCGCCGTTATCCTGCCGTTGACGTTACCAACAGTCAGCGTAGGCCGAACGGCAGTGCCGTCCGAGTTCGCCTCGATGCCGTCGATCTGCATGGGCCAGGCTCCGTATTCGTTGCCCTGCCACCAGATCGACTTGGCCGGCAGCTGATCAGCGTTCGCGCCAGCGGCGGCCAGTTCCTGTGCAGTGTGCGGTATTGCATGCCCATGGAACCGCAGCATGTCGGCGCCAAAATCCGAGCCATCCAGCTCGAACAGCAGGATCTCCGCGCCCGGTTCAAGCTTCTGCAGCTGTGTGATCAAGCTCATGGGTGATACGCCCTATCAAAGGTCGCGGTGAGCAGTATCACGGCGCCCGGCTTACGCTGCTGACGGAAGGACTCGCACCGGTACAAACCGAGCACGCCCTCGGGATTGGTCCATAAGAATGACTTGGCACCGCGGTGGCGGCGGATGAAGGCCAGGATAGGCGCGATCTCGTCAGCCAAGCCGCCGAACGACAGCGCCCAGCTGTCCGACTCAGCGTTCAAACCATCGGTGGAGACCTGCGCATAGTTATCGCCAAACTGCGACTTCCGGGTCCGGAGGGTGCTGTCGCCACCGGCTTCATCGTCAGGTGTCCAGGTGAAAGTTTCGATCGCCATCAGTGCCTCCCATTACTGTTTCGATGGCTCAAACCCCCGGCTCGCCAGGAATCGGAAATAGCCCGTTCCGCTACTCCTCTCATTTGCCGTTCCATGTTCTGCTGCAGCGCGGCGCTGTCCAACTCCATGCCATCCCCGCTCCGATCTTCCAAAGTCACGGCAACCGGAATACTGAGTTGAAGCACTGTCGAACCACCGCCGGCGCCGCCGACCATCTGCACACCAAGAGACCCATCGGGACTCCGCGCCAATGGCATGATTGCCTCGGGCCCGTCTTCGCCAGCGACGCCAAGTCCACCGCCGCCTATGCCGAACATCGTCGGGGTGTTGAGGACGGAATTGGTAGCGAACCCTGCGCCCTTGGCGAAAAGCTGCACACCGCCAGACCAAGCACCGCCCAATGCCTGCGGAAAATACGCACTGCCATAGCCAGCTTGTGACGCACCAAGATTCGATGAGACGGCGCCTGCAGACCCCGGAGCCATGCCGTTACCCCCACCACCGCCGAAGTAGCTCCCCACCGCAGATACGCCCAGCCCGACCAACCCACTTAGCAGCGAGCTAGCTGCCTGCTGGCTCGCAATCCTGGCCATGTCAGAGATCACACTTACGGCGAAGCTCTTGAAGTTGGCCTTACCAGTCATGGCGAACTCGGCCACAGCATCGCGAGCCGAGTTGAAGCCGGTGGTGAGCATGTCATCGGTTGCCCCCGCCACGTTCGCGGCGTCCGATTGGATGTTCGCCCAGGCTCGTTTGGCGCCGTTGCGATAGTCGCGCTGGGCTTCAAGGCGGGCCTCGAAGCCGTCGACCTCCATTTGCAGCTCCCGTGCCTGGTAGTCGGCGAGATCAGCTAGCCGCTGCTGATAGGCGTCCTGGCTGAGCCGGCGCGAGACATCCTCCTGCTGCTCCTCCAACTGCCGGCGCGACTCGGCATACTTTTGCCGCACCGCGTTCAGCCGATCGGCCTCCTCGCGCTGGTCGTCGCCCATGCCGACGCCGGACACGTCTGCGTCGATGGCGTCTTGCCGGGTCTGCAGCACCACTTCCATGGCTTTGCGATAGGCCTCCGCGCTGTTGCGGCGGATCTCTGCAAGCTTCTTCTCCTCCTCGGCACGCTTCTGCAAAACCGGGTCGGCGTAGGCCGTGTTCAGGTTCTTGATGCCAAGTTCCATCTCGGCGGCGGTGATCTTGCCCGCGGCTTGCGCCTTACGCAGCCCCTGCACACCCTCCGCCAGATCCTCCAGCCGCTTTTTCTCCGGCAACGCGCGGTCGATGATCGCGTCGAGGGACTTGATCTCATCCTTCAGCGCCTTCGTGCGGTCCTTGCTGCCCTCAGTAGCATCCTTGTTGGCCTTCTTCTGCGACTCGATCGCGCTGGCCGCCGAAAGAATCGCCTGGCGATCCGTGTCGGTGAGGTCGGCATTTTCCTCGATATAGCGGTTGGCGATCTTGGTGGCATCGCCGTTGTCTTGGAGGCCGGCCAGCTGCTTCTGCAGTGTCTCCAGGTAGGTCTGACCCGCCGAGCTCATGCCAACCTTCGCGGCGTTGTTCGCCTGGGTGGCCGAGGTATTTTCTTGGGTGACGCCGGTGAGCACCCGCAGCGTTTCGGCGATCAGGTTCGAGCGTTGGTCGGCGTCGCTGACCGCACCGGCCTGGGTAATCCACTGCTGCACCGTGCTGGACGGCAGCTGAAGACGGTTGCCGACCTCTTGCAGGATCGGCGAAAGCCCTTGGCCCGCCGTGCGCGCTTCGTTGAGCCGATCAACCAGGCCTTGGTACTCAGCCAACTGCCGGTTGTACTGGCCACCGGAGTCACGCGCCGGCGCAGTGACCACGGCAGAGCGGATGGACTGGGCCAGGTCGCCATACGCATCCTTGACCTTGCCCGCCGCGGTGATCTGTTCCTGCTGCCACTTGACCAGCGATGCTTCGCGCTGGTCCTTGTTGAGCTTTGCGAATTCCTCCCGAAGCTGGGCGACCGGCTTGCGCAGATCCTCCAGGCTAACGCCTGCCTGATCGGCGTTGTTGCTCAGTAGCAGGAAGCTGGCAGCCGCCGTGCCGGCCAACAGGGCAAGCCCCATCGGACCGCCCAGAACGCTGAGCAGGCCTGCACTGACTGTCCGAAGGCCGGCCTGTGCAGTTGCAACCGCGGTGGTAGCAGCTGCTTCGCGCTGCCGCGCCTGCGCCAGTTGGATGGACATTTGGGTCTGTACAGCAGTGCCACGCGCCGCCACTGCTTCGCGAGCTGCCAGGATGGTAGCGGTTTCGGCTTTGCGCTGATCGGCTAAGGCCGCCTGCAACACCGCTTCGGCCTGAGCAATACGCGCGGCGCGGTCGGCCAGCGACGCTTTTACGGCCAACCCAGACTTAGCGACGTAGTTGGTCAACGCGGCGACGCCAGCTCCCCCCATGGCCACGGCCACCAGGTCGACGTTGTCGGCCAGCGCAATCAGCACATTCGACAGGCCTGCTACGGCGCCGGTCTGCTCTTCCATCCCTCCGAGAAAGGTCTGCACGGCGTTGCCGATGTTCACCAAGGCGTCCTGTACGCTGGTGGACATATCAGCCGCAGCCTTACGGTTGGCCTCAACGGTGCGCAGCAGCCCGGTATTGATGTCGTCAAGCGATAGCTTGCCCTGTACCCCCAGCTTGCGGATCTCTTCAGCGCTCTTGCCGGTGGCGTTGGCGATAGCCGTGACGATCGTCGGCATGGCCTCCTGAATGGACACCCAGCCATCGGCCTCGACTTTGCCGGTTTGCAGCGCTTTAGAGTAGGCATCCAACGCTGAGCCTGCCTTGTCGGCGGCGGCGGCGTTGGTCACCAGCAGGAAGCTGAAGCTGTCGGTGATGTCGAGCGTCTGCTGGGTGTTGAAGCCCAGGCTGCGCATGACATCGGCAGTGCGAATGTACAGCTCTTGGGCCTCGGCCAGGGGACGGTAGGTTTCCTGGGCCGTGCGCAGCAGGTGTTCCTGCACCATCTGGTATTCGCCAGCACTGCTGGCGGCAGCCTTCATCCGATCCGACATCTGCCCGTAGGCGTCGACCTGCTTGATGATGCTGCCGATGATGCCCGCACCGGCCACGGCGGCAAAGGCGCCGCGGATGAGCACGCCAGCCTGCTGGGCCGCACCACCTGCGCTATCAAACGCGGAGTCGACTTGGGCCAGATTGCGGTCGATCGAATCAGTGGTGCGGGCCACCACCTGGTCAGCACTGGCCAGCTCCCGGCGCAGCTGAGCCGTTGTGGCCTCGATCTGGACCAGCATCCCCTGGACTTGTTGGTCGGCCATGCAAATCTCCAAGCACAAAAAATCCGCCCGGAGGCGGCACGCTATCTACTGTTTAGGCCTCCCCCGCAGGAAGTTTTTGAGCTTTTCGGCGACGCTCTCCCGTTTCTGGGGCGCAGCTTGGGCTTTTCCTTGGTCAGCCTGCCCGCGCCCTGTCCAGTCGAGGTGGGCATCGAGCGCAAGCATGATCTGGGGGATGGGGGTCTGCCACGCGGTGTCAGGCGGCCAGCCAAGCCAGCCGGTGACCACGCCGAATAGGTAATCGACGTAGCTGCCGTTCTTCACTGCGCTGTGCTGGCCGCCTCGTCCTTTCCCCGGGCGGCAACGCTCGGCGGCACCGGGTTGAGTAGGACAGTGATGAACTCGGTCAGCTGACCGGACACTTTAGCTACACCGGAGTGGAATACTTCACCCGCGATGGCCGGGTGCTGATCGGGCTTCAGGTCGGCGCCAGCGATGACGATGTCTGCGCAAGCAGCAATGCTCATCAGGCGCATGGACTCCAGGGCTGCGCGCAACCCGCCAAAACGGGCCTCAATGCGCAGTGCCGCATCCAACGTAGGCTTGAGGGTGTAGCTGCGCGCACCGATTACCAGCGTGACGGTGCCATGCAAGGCTTCGCTCATTGGGGTTCTCGCAACGAAGGAAGGGGCTCAGCCCCTTCGGTCAAGGGACTGCCGGGCCGGCAGGGATTTCAATGATGTCGGTGTTGATCGCGAACGTCATATTGCGACGCACCACGTTATCGGCCGCACCTGGAGCCACGGTGTTGTTCATCACCTTCACCCCGAAGTAGAAGGTTGTGGGCAGGATGACAGGGCTTGCATCTGGGTCACCATCGTTGAGCGTGACCTTGACGTTGTAGTTGCCCTTGGAGCGGTCCTTGTGCGCCACCGACACGGCTTTTTGACCAGCATCGCCACTGTCCAGGCCCACGGTCATGGTCATGTTCCCCGCGTCGGCGGTGCCCTTGTACTTGCGCACGCGGCCATCGCTCAGGGAGGTGAAGTTTACGGCACTGAAGGTGTCGCCAAATTCGCCCAGATCTTCGATCTCGCCCACCTGTACGTACGTGTCGGCCTTGTACTTGGTTTCGCTATCGGCACCGGTCTTTCCGCCGATGGCAAGGCGGCAGCCCGCGGCTGTGTTGAGGTTGTCGTCGGCCATGAGGGTTCCTCCAAAGGCACATTGGATAAAAGCCGCGGCGCGGCAGATGATAGTTCAGTGGGTAGTGATCACGCGGACGGTGATCGAGCCCTGGTAAGTAATGCCGTCGGCGTCGCGCTGAGCGTCGGCCTGCTCGACCCGGATGGATACCGCGCGCCCCACCTCCAATGGGAGGCGACGCTCGTCCAAAGCGGCGATGACTTCGCCGTTGATGCGCTTAACCTCGGCCTGACCGACGGCATCGGACCAGACGGACAGGTACAACAGGCGCGTTTCGCGCTTGCGGCCCGCGATTGGGCTGCTGTTGACCGATACCTCCCGGTCGATGGATACGTAGGGCATTTCAGCATTCAAGGGCGCGCCGTCGTATATCGGGCAGCTGACCTCGGCCTGAAGCCTGGCGAAGATGGCCTCCTGCAGTGCCACAGATGGATCAGCCATTGCCTACCCCCTGGCTTGCTTTACGCAGCGTTCGGCGGACTGCTTCCTGCAAATCGGCCATCACAAACTCGCGGTTTACATCCAAAGACGGCCGCAACCATGGGTGCGCCGGCCTCGCTGGTATGTCCGGGTACTTGCCGAAGAAGTGCTGCCCATCGGACTTGTTCTTCGTGTCGCGCTGGCGTATCGAGTTGCGCCGCCCTTTCAGTTGCGACTTGTCGCGGTTGTTGGTGTGCACGCCGCCGATCGCGTTCCGGTCAGCTCGCTGGTACATGCTGCCGGAATAGCCCTTGGTGCCGTACTCAAGGAACCGCAGGTAAAAGAATCGGCGATTGTCTCGCTTGCCCCGTATGCCCACCTGAGCATCCAGCCCGCTGCGGGTGACGTAGACACGCAGGGCGGCTGCAGCAGCGCCGGTATCCTTGGGGATCAGCTGTCGCTGGGTTTCGAGTACCCGCGCGGCTGCTTTGGCCATGGCAGGCTGCAACTCGTTGTCCATCGTCTTGTGGATGTTGCGCAGGGTCCGGCGTAGCCGGATGTCACCGCGAAGGCTCGACCGGCGCGCCATACCCTACTCCTTGGCCGGATCAGCCTTTGCGGGCTTCGCGGCCTTGTCGGTGACCGCTTCGGCGTACCCCCGGGCAATCAGGCCTTCGCCATAGGCCTTGTCGACCTCGAACTCTTCGCCCTTCTCACGCTCACCAGATGCGCCCGTCAGCGGGCCTAGTGCTCGAATTTTCATCATTCACCTCATGGGTTAGGTACCGATGAGCAGAGAAGCCTCATCAAGGAGTTTTCGTTGTCCGGCAAAACGGCCTCAACCTGGTAGGTGATCCCCCGGCGTGTCAGGCGCGATCCTGCGACGATATCTGGGCGCGGCCTGCCGATGATTTCGGCGGTTACAACAGCACTCAGCTTTTCAGCAACCGCAATGACCCGACCGCTTGGGGTACGAATCTCACCCCACATTTCAGGGCGAGCAGCTGGCAGCCACGTCACTGTGGCGCCCCCGGATTTATTCCTCTCCTCGTGTCGATGAGCCACCTGCAGCCGATGACGCAGCGGACCGGCCCTCATATGCCCCACCCGATACGATGCGGCGTCAGGAGCACCTTCGAACCTTGCGGCAGTTCGGTGGCGATGGTCCCGATCACAACGTCCTCGCGGTTGGCGTAAAGGTGGCCGAGGATCAGCAAGCAGGCAGCCTTGATCTGCTTATTGCAGACCATGGGGGACTCGCCGGCATCGTCGGCAGCGACAGCTTCGTCCAGCGCTTGCTGATCTGCGTAGAAGCGACGGTTCAGATAGTCCATAGCCTGCCCTTCTGCCGCCTCGATCAGGAGCTCCAGGTATTCGTCATCATCGTCGGGATCTCGGAGATGATGCCGGGCAATGGTCAAGCTGATGACCGACATACCCTCACTCCTTCAGCGGTTCGAGCGATGCCAGATTCCGCTGCACCAGTTCCTCCGCATGCCGGCGCGGGACCGAATAAGCAGGCCCGCCACGACGACGAAGCTCGCCTTCATCCATGTAAGAGCGCAGCGGATAAATCTCAAGAGTCGCAGGGTTAGGGTTGACCTGGCCCTCTTGTGACAACTGATCAGCGCTGGTGCTGCTATCAGCCAAGGTTGAAGCGGCCTGACTGACGTCTTCGGATAACGCAGCATCAGTAGCGGCGATGCCGGAGCTAGCACCCTGATCGCCCGTGACGACATCCGAGCCAGTGCCAGCGACTGCTTGTCCTTCTGCCGGCACAACGCCCGAGCCTTCCGCTGGAGCTGGAGCGGTTGCAGGAGCTCCCGAGTCGCCCGAATCGCCCGGGTCACCGCTTGCTGGAGGGTGTGCCGCGGCCGGCGAAAGAAGCGAGTCACCTTCAGGCGGGCCATCAGTGGAGTCAACGGTCGAGACCGGATTCTTCGCATCAGCCGTGGAGGCTGGTGTTTCCTGTTTACGTGCCATTGGATTACTCCATTGCGGCGCCATTTCTGGCGCCGATCTGCGGGATGGTTAAGGCGTGACCAACGGGCCAGTAACGAACGCTTCGTCGCGATAGATGGCAAAGGCCAGGCGCTCTTCAGCGCGAATCGTTGCCATGTTTTTCTCGAAGTCATCACTGTTCTCGGTCGAGATCAACACTTCGATTTCCATGCGGTCGAAGATCTGAGCGCCGAGCTTGAAGGCGCCAACCAGGAAGTCGTTCTGGGTCATGGCCTGGGTGGAAACCACCGGACGATTCCACAGCTTCGCGTTGGTGCCTTCTTGCGGTTGGCCGATGATGTAGCGGCCTTCCCCGTCCTTAGTCAGCTCAATGGCCGCCCAGTCGATCGGGTTGAGCACGATGCCGTCGGATGGAAACTCGGCCAGTTCGGCCTGCAACAGTGCCAAGCGCAGGCGGTCAATGCGCTGCTCGCCCACTACAGCGACGCCAGACGGGGCGGCGTACAGTTGAGCAACGGTCATGAGGCCCTGCAGGTTCACACCAGTGCCGTTGCCGTAAAGCAACTGAGCCTCTTCAGCCATGTTGAGGCCGTAGCGTGCACGACCGTCGATGTAGCTCTGCAGGGCCTTGGCATCGTCCAGCATCTGGCGGCTGGCTTTGAACAAATGGGCGATGGTTCGCACATTCGCAGTGGTCAGGCCGAAGGTCAGGTCGGAGTACGGCTTGGCAGTGGTCTCCGCCACGGTGCGGGCGTTGTTGGTGAAGCCAGTCTCACGGACGTACTCGATGGAGTTCGATTCGGTGGTACCCGGCGCGACCAGGTCGCGAACGGTCAGTCGGCGTTGAGCTGGGGCAATAATCCCCGGCAGGCGCTGAGTCTGCACCAGGTCACCGCCGGTTGCGGTGG